CGCCGCCGCAGTCTGACTGCTTGCGGTATAGTCCGCCGTCATGGTCCTCAGGCTCCCTGCCGATGCCATGGTCTTGTTGATGCCGTCAATATACGCCTGCGCCGTTTCAACGCCCTTTTCATAGGCGTTTTCTGGCATATCGCCGTATATCTTTTCAATGCCCTCCTTGGCCTGCTTGTCAGCCTCTGCCAGGTCGTCGGCGACCTCGCCCTTTGCAGCTTCCGACGCCTCAGCGAGGTAAGCGTCAACGTCCTTGTAGTATTTCTTGCGCTGGCTTTCACCCATTTTCAGCAGTTCGGATATATAGCCCTGCCGCTCCCCACTGTCGTAGGAAAGTGACATCACCTGCTCCATAAGGTCGTCCGAGATACCCGTTTTCCTGAGCTTTTCCAGGTCCTCACGATACTTTTTCAGTTCCTTGCGCTGTTTCTCGAAGTCGGACAGGATATAACGCTTGTTGCCCGATGTGTCCGTTACCGTCTCGTCAATGAGCTTGGCAGATGAGATTATCTTCTTTCTTGCCGCTTCATAGGCTTTCGTAACGTTCTCATAGTTCTTGGTTATCTTGTCGCTTATCTCCTTGGAGGATTTTTCCCAGGCGCTCATATTTTCTTTGCGTATCTTCCTGTCATAGTCAGCTATCTTGTCGGACGCATATTTGGAAATGTCTATCTCCTTTTGAGCAAGGTCGGCAGTCATTTCCTCATACTTCTTGTTAAATTCTTCCCGTGTTATCTCCTCATCAGTGAGCTGCTTCAAAAGGTCGTCAAAGTCCTTTTTTGCCTCAGAGGTCTGTGTCTTTTTCTCCTCTTTCTGCTTCTTTTCCGCCTGCTCACGGGCTTTCTTTTCTGTTTCGGCCAGCTTGTCATAGTGCTCTGTTACTTTATCGTAATACTTCCACCATTCCTCGCTTTCTTTGTCCTGATGAGCCTCCAGGTAGGCTTTACGCTGCGCCCAGTATTGGGTATCATCTATCTTGTGGGTGGCAAGTTGGTCGTCAAGTTCGTCCATCTTTGCTTTTGTGGTCGCACGGATATGCTCCCATGCACTCGCCAAAGCTTCCTCACCGCTTTTGACGGAATTTGCGGCAGCCTCGCTTACCTCGCCCATGTGCTTTACACTGTTATCCGTCGCCTCGTCAATGGTCTCGCTGTATGCCCTGACAATATCATTAGCAGCGTAATAGTCGCTGTACAGCGAACCCAGCTGGTCGGATATCTCATCAAAGGATCCCGCATTTCCCACCGCATTGCCCGACTGGTCAAAATAGTAAAGCTCATTGCCCCTCAGGTCGTTTGTGCCGTAATATTCACGGTTCTTTGCGATGAGACTTTCCAGCGTATCTATCTGAGACTTGTAGCTCTGCGCCCTTGCCTTGGCATCTTCTATATTCTGTCCTGCTTCCTGCGCTGCCAGCTCAATGGATTCGGCTTTCAGCCTGTTATATTCCTCCAGGGTCTCGTTAAGCTTCTTATATTCATCGTCAAGAGCATTTACCTCTTCGGAGTGTTCTCCCAGACGGTCGGCAGCATTATCAATGGCAGTTTTGAGCGCCATTGCAGTGGTAATGGTCACAGCGGCAACAGCGACCCAGCCGCTGAGCGACATCGACATAGCATCAACACCGCCAACAGCCGTGTTTGCAGCGTCACCAATGCCGTTAATGGCAGATATGATCTCCTTGGAGCCGTCAATGACCTTGCTCATTCTCTCAGCGCCGAGAGAAAGTTCAAGAGCCGCAAAAATCCCCAGCAGAGTTTCTTTGTTGTCGATAATAAATTCGACTGTACCTACAACATCTTCCGAGAACTCTTTAAGTCCTCCGCTCTCTATCCAGTTCTTAGCCTTTTCGAGCCCCTCATCAAGCAGAGGCTTTATTTCCTCCATGGTGTCAACGAGAGCCTCTTTTATTTCGTCAACGTTGTCATTGAGGACGGTAAGCCCGCCCTGTGCAAAATCATCAAGAGGCTGCGCTATCTCAACAAGAGCGTTTTCCCAGGAAGCTTTGAGCTTGTTTAGAGAGCCTTCGATGGTGGTTTCCGCCTCTCTTGCCGTAGTGCCTGTTATACCAAGATTTGTTTGTATCACATGGATAGCTTCTATCATTTTGTCAAACGGAATATCCTTGACATTATTAGCTGTAGCTACTATCTGACCATTGAGTACGCCCGAATCATTGATAAGTCGTGCCATTTCCGCCTGAGTACCACCATATCCGAGCTTTAAATTGTCCAAAAGGGAATAGTTTTGCTTTGCAAACCCTTGATACGCACTCTGCACAGAACTCATATCAGTACCCATTTTATTGGCATTATCAGCCATATCAATTATAGCTTGATCCGCAATCTCTGCTGCCTTTTGGGTATCACCTTCAAGTCCTTGCAAAAGTGTTGCTGCAAAGCTTGTAACCGTCTCCATGTAATCATTTGCGGATAACCCCGCAGTTTTAAAAGCATTTTGAGCATTCTTTAATACTACTTCTTCCGACCCGGAAAATATAGTTTCAACGCCACCAACAAGCTGCTCATATTGAGAATATGCGTTAATGGCTTCACTTGAAATCTCTTTAAGTGCTCCTGTTACTTTTTCTGCACCCTTAACAATAACATCCGAAATAACATTCGCTTTTATAATATCTTCAAGTGTAACAGCCTTTTGAGTAGTCTCTTCAGTTGCTTTTCCAAGATTTTTCTGCTCTTCTGTAAGCTTTTTAAGCGCCGATTCAGCAGAAACAATTTCACGCTGATATTCACGGTAATAGCTGTCGGATATCTTACCCGCCTCAAGGGCAGCATTCATCGCTTCCTGCTGTTTTTTTAGCTCTGCCAACTTCTTTTCCGCCTGCTCTGCGGACTGTTTCATTACGTCCATTTTCTGCGCCGCAAGCGTAACATTGTTTGGGTCAAGCTTTAGCTCACGGTTTATCTCCCTGAGTTCACTGTTGAGCTTCTGAGAAGCACTGTTTATATCTTTCAGCGCCTCGTTGAGAGCCGAGTAGTCCGCACTTATTTCCGCCGTAAAACCGAATTTTTTTGCCATATTCCCTCCGAAAATAAAAGGACAGCCGCCGAACTGGTTGACTGTCCTTTCCCGGCGTGCGCCGCTCTTAGTTTTTATGTTTCCGAACCGGGTGTGTAAACAGCATTACCGGGCTCATGCTCGGATATTTTGTACAGCACACCCGTTGTATCAATAGCCTGCGCCGCAAAATTGCAGGCAAGGGGCGTTACAGCACTGGGCTGGAACCCGATCGTAAGACCCGTGATGTTTTTCGCCAGACTGTAAACGCAGATATCACCGAACTCGGTGTCGGGGTGTACAAACAGGATATCGTATTCGCTGTCGTCCTTGTTTGCAATACCGCCCATGTTGGTAAGGGCTATCTTTTTTGTCGTGTTTGCGGCAGTCTTGGAAAGCGGATTGACCTTTGCGATGGTCGCCGCATTGGCGTTAAAAAGCGAAAAGGCAGCATTTGCGTCCTCAGACTGCAGGTCGTTGACCTTAAGGCGGCCCATATCGTCCTGATCCTGGAGCGCCGTAATGTTCTCGTTGAATGTGATGCCGTTTTTCAGATATCCCAGCTCGTTTTCAGCAGTAGCCAGAGCACGCACAAATGTGTCGATAGCCGTTGCCTCTTCATCGGTCATGCTTGTCATATCGGCAACAGCGGGATATGTGGCCGATGCTGTGTGCTTTCGGCAGAATATGTAACCGGAGCCTTTGAAAACTCTGTTGTTCATAGAAGATGCCATTTTATTCTCTCCTCTCAGATGCTGAACTCTATCGCCGTCAGGTACAGCCTGCCGATGTCGCTGAGTCCCTCTTCTTCGTTAAATTCGCCTGCAGGTATCTCGTTGTATATAAGGTCCTGCAGCTCGTCCCTTAAAGGATCCTTCTTGTACTTGGTGTACAGCTCTATCCTGTAAGTCTGTTCCCTGCTGAAAATTCTTCCCATATCAGCAGCTTCGATCCTTGCAGCCGGCGTTAAAACCAGACAATAGGGCGGATTTATCTCAGCAGGGAACTCCTCCGCCGCTGAGATGCCGAGCCGTTCTTTTATCAGTTCAACGATTGCCTCTGCGCTGATATCGTACATCAGGTACCACCCTTACTGTCGTCTGTGCCGCCCGATGCAGATGTATCGGTCTCTGCGGTTTCCGCCAGTGTGGTAACGCTGTAGTGGAGCGCCGCAAGCTTGGAAATGTCAAGGGTGATAAACGCATTGTTGTCCAGAGGCATTCCGTTGCCGTAAAGCCTGATAGCATAAACACGGTTATCCTGCATAAACTGTACGCTGTCATCGTACTCGATTTTGCCGCCCTTGGAAGTACCCAGCGCAAAGAAATAACGCTTGCCGATACCCAGATAAGCCTTGCCCTGAGGGCATTCCGGGGACTGTACGATCTTTGTGGGTACGGGGAGCACGTTGTTGATGTATCTGCCGTCGGGGGACATGATAGTGGTGGCAGGCATGATTATCTTGAGATAATCCACGGGATTGACCACCATGATAAGGTCACTGACAGTTCTATCCAGACCCGATTCACTGTTTGTTGCCAGCTTTGAGCAAAGCTCTCCGTAGGTCGCAGGGGAGAAGTCAGGCACCTTGATAGCTTCCTTTTCGGAATACACTCCTGCAGTGATAACGGCATTTTTGCCTACTACACGATTGATGCCTACAGGCTCGTCCTTGCCTGTGCCGCATATGATAGCCTTTTCCATGCCGAAAGCCAGCGCCTCGGAAAGGATAGTGCGCACATACTTGTCCAGCCATGCGGGACCCAGGTCGAGCATAGCCTTTGAAACGGGGATAAATGCCTGGAGCTTGTACATGCCTGTGTCGATCTCGTCAATGCTGCCCTCCAGCTCAGTCTTAAAAGCACCTGTGAGAGGACCCCAGACCGCAAGCTGAATGCCGCCCTTGTTGACGATCATCTTGACCTTGCCGTTTGTGTTGATAAATCCGATAGCATCGAGGATAGGGTGCTGCTGCACCAGATCATCGAATACACTGTCGATAGTGGTCTCAGGCATTGCAATTTCGATGCTGCTCAGTGCCTGTCTGTAGTCGTCCGATCTCAGCGCTGCGATCACCTTTTCCCAGTATTTGGTCTCGGTGGAAGTGAGCTGACGTACACCACGTGCCGCAAGAATGTTGGAATCTGCGACCGCT